GCACAGTCAACGCCGAATCTCGACCTCCCACGATGCCGCCACTTGACGCCAACGTAAGACCGCGCCTCTGCAATCGCTAAATCAGCCTGATATAGTTGAGCCATTAGGTGTCCCGAAACTTTGAGCTAGTGGCGTTCTCGATTCCATGCCGTCGGCAACCGGAATAAATGACTCGCCCTTGTAATTGATATAATTGTCGTATGCCTTGCACATGGTAGGCGTTTTGTCACAATCCCGCCTTATCTTGTACTCATCCCCTACCTCAATCGCAAACGGTACCGGCTCAAATAACGCCACCGTGCCGCTAATGTTACTATACGCCTCGACCTGATATAGCCGATTATTCGCCGCGTTGTTGCCTGTAATCCACTGAACACGGGCGGGGAACCCCATGTCCGACATAATGTTATCGTGGTCGGCAAATACCCGCATCGGGTCGTCAGCATCAACCGCCGTAACCGTACAATCGACCCACATCGCCGTTGCATCATACCCGCAACCAGTCTGAGCACTGGCTTCAGTGCCAAACGTAGCACGGCAGGTCAAGCTCCACACGCCACCAAGGGACTGGCGCAACCTCATAGCAAAGCTGATAAGCTCAGGCGTGTATACCTGATTGTTCTTAATGACAACCTGACCGACATCACCGGCGTCGATAATCATCGCCCCGTCGTCGACGTTAGCCCAATTTAAAAGGTATGCGGTCCATCGCGCATTGTCCAATTCTCCAGCCGCCGCCATCGCCAGCGTTATCCCCGGCACTATCTCATCGGCCAGCAACGACGCTGCCTCAGTGTTATCAACGGATAGACCGGCATTAGTTGAAACAGACGACGCGTTAAATCCGTTGGTAGCGTAGTAAGTAACGCCCAAATACTCAACGTCCCTATCTAGCGTTGTTAGTCCATAAATTCGCCCGTCTGCAAGCTGCAACCGTAACAGCCTGCATACAGTGGTGACTGGCTGCTGCAAATGATCAAGCAACAGCGCGGGGATCATCCTCACAGCCTGACCTCTACAATGTCGACGTCACCTGTCAGCATAAAACCGCCCGTAGCCCTGCCAGCAGGATCGAAGTCTAGCCGGTCACTGTCAAACCTTACCGGAACGTCAAACTCACCAGACCACGTAATCACCGCCCCTACAGTCGCAATAAACGAAACGATGCCAGTCGTGGTATCAACGGATGATCCTATCTCAACCCCATCGGCGTACAGTGTCACAGTATCAGCGACGGGCTTTGCAATAACTCGCTGCAAAGACAACGACCCAAACGTGTAATTCTTGACCAATTGCAACGTCTGAGCCGCGCCTGTGGCTGTGCCGATTGCCTCAGCTGTTGCAGTGTAGTCCGTCCAATCCTTGAACCTGAAAGGAATGGCTGAGCCAGCGCTCGCCATGTGTGCGCCCCTTACAACCGCGTGATCTGCTGGCTCAAGTGCTTGGAACAGCACGGAGTATTTCCCCATCGGCATCGTCCAGTCTATATTGCGCCGTTCGAATCCAGACTTCAGCGTTACTACCCTCGTCTTGAACTCCTGCCCAAACTGTGATCCGTAAGCCACGCAATCTAGCAGCCTTGTTTCATTAAACATTATCCAAACCTCGACTGTGCAATACGCTGCTTGCGTGATGTATCGATGGCGATCTGATTTGAAGTCCGGCTATCAATAGCGCCCGTTGTGTTGATTGTCTGGTTGACTGTCATCGACTTGCTGCCAGTCCTCCCCGTTGATCCGCTATTCATACTGGTTTGCACCCGTTCAAGTGTAGCGTCAAGTTTTGCCGACGTGTTGGCCGTTGTAACACGCTCGCCCTTTTCAAGATTCCACGTGCCGGATGACGGCACAGACATGATACCGTCGTGCGCCTGACCCTTGATAGCGCTAACTTGACGCATACCAGCCGCCAACGCCGCTGCCGCCGCTATTGGTGCCATGATCCAGCCAAGAACCGGAATAGATGCCGCAGACGCCAGCGCGCCCGTAAATGCTGTGTAAGCGTTTATCGTAGCCTGGGCAATCGCCATCTTCTTGGCTCGCTCCTTGCCCTTCTTGCTGTCGGCCTCCATCATGCCGCTGAGGTCGCCCAGCAATGTACTGACGCCGGTTAGGGCAGCATTCCAGCGGGCAGACTCCAACTGGTGCATGGCGTCTTCATGTTGTTTTTTAAGCTCTAGCTCTTTGGCATCCCATTCTTCAGTGAGGTCTGACCTCTCCTGTCTGAACGTGTCTAGCATGCTCATCTGTGTGGCATACCACGACTGTAGCTCTTCCTCTTTTTCGTTGACTTTGAACACATCTTCGAATGGGCCGGATGCAATCTCGCCAACCCCTGACATTTCTGGCATCTCGTTGCCGCTGAATGCCGCATCGATGGCTTTCTTTTTCGTGTCCCCGCCGTTGGCATCGTTGACCGCTTCGATTGCGGCAAGCTGAGAAAGTAGAGTATCTGTCCTACGCTCCTCTTCAGTGCGCAGACCCTCGGCAATTTTTTGGTATTCTTCTGTAGCTTTTTTCTGAGCCTCAAGCCCGGCAACCGTATCAAGCAATGCCTCTGCCTGTGCTAACTGCGACTCGCTCGCGCCCTGTACGCTGAGGTCGTAAATTTTAACCTCATCAGCGGACATGCCCCAGACTTTAGCGGCTCGCTCCAGCGCGGTAATCTCGCCGACTATCGCCTCTGCTGATTTCTGCGCCGCGTCTGCCGCTTTTTGTGCCGCTTTCTCGCGTGACTCTGCCTCATCGTCAAAAGCCTCGCCGGTTTTTTTGGATTCTGATCTGGCTTTAACTGAAGCCTCGGCTGATTTTTCAGCAGCGACTTGCGCGTCGTCCCAGAACTTTTTGAATTTTTCGCCAGCCATCGGCTCGTTAATAGCGTCACCAATACCCGAGGCCGCTTCTTTCAAAACTCCAATATCTAGGGCTAGTTTTTCGGTTACCTTAGCCAATGGGGCAGACATATCAATACCAGGTATGGCATCAATCAACTCCAAAACGGATTGAACAACGCCACCAATAGCCACCTGCATACTTTGCCATGCGACTATTGCGCCGTCAGCCGTGGCAGAAAAAACACGCCCGACCCCGTCAGCCGCATTCATCAAAAACGCAAGTGCATCGACGGCAGTGTCAACAGAGTCAGCAACAACATTGCCAAGGCCACCGGCATCCTCAGCAGCTTGCAAGAATAATTCAGACGCGGCTTGCAATGCTGGCGCAAGCTCAACCGTCAACTGCTTGGCTGCTCCAGACATGCCCATACTGAAAACGCCCATCGCGTCATTGGCGGCATCGACTTTACTTGCGTCAATGTCTGACAGATTAAGCCCGAACAATTCGACTTGTTTCGACGCCTCAGCAATCGCCGACGCGTCAAGCATTTTCATGGCGGACGCATTCTTCGCGCCATAAATTTCGGCAGCAACGGCGGCGCGCTCGGATGCCTGCACGTTCTGCTCCAGCGCGGTATTAATAGCGGCAATGCGCTCGTCCAGTGGCAACTCATACAACGCTTGCGCCGACAGGCCCAACCGCTCGAATGCAGCTACCTGAGCGTCAGACCCTTGGATAGCCTTGCCGATGTTGATCTGTAGCTTCTGGCTGGCTTTGATGATCTGCTCATAACCGACCCCAGCCAAGTCCCCAGCGCGTTCAAGGTTCGCAAGGCTGGTGTACGTGGTGTCAAGGCTATTCGCCACGTCCATTTGCTGCTCAATCAACTCGCGCTGGCTATTGACAATCAGCCCGATAGCGCCTACGGCGGCAGCGGCTCCAGCGGCAACGGCAAGCCCAGCCCCCTTAGCGTTGTCAGCAATTTTATTTTTCCACTTTGTAGACTCGCGCTCTGCCTTGCTCAGACCCGCAGTAAATCCCGCGGTCTTAGCGACTAAATCGAGCGTGAGCGTGCCAAGGGACTTCGAGCCAGCCATATCAACTCCACTGCTTCATTGCATCTTCCAGCGTTATCACAGGCTCATCACCATGCGGCATAAAGTCCAGCGGCGTAAACCTTGTGCCGGGCTTGCTGTGCGCGTTCGCGTACATTGACGCCATCATAGCAATAGACTGCTCGATCCGCATCCCTGTATGCAAACTGCCACGCTTGCTACGGTAACGAGCCCAAGCCAGATATTCTGGATAACTGATATTCTGCTGCGCCTCTGCAATTGTTCTGCCTCCGATGCCACACAATACCAGCTCATGCCATAGCTCATCTAACCCGCTTTCTGCTTTCCCGCGCCGTTTACCTCACCAATAACAGTGAGCAAAGCTAGCGTCAGATTGCCATCAAGCGCGCCGCGATCTGGGTCAGCATCGCCAGTAATATCGTCAACCGTAAAAACAGGCTTGCCATGCTCATCGCAAATACTGATCGCAATTCGGCCAGCAATGCCGTCGGTCTTGCCAGTGATGGATTTTAAATCCTGCACAGCAGACTGATATGACAGCGGACGGACATAAACCGTAGCAGTGTGTTCCTGATCGCCAATCTTCCACGTTATCTCACGCTCAACAGGTCGGCCAGTAAATGCACCGACCCGCGTGAGCGAGTCAATATCCAGCTTCATACTTTACCGATCCAAGACGAACCGCCCGAGCGCTGAATAGTGGCTTGAGTGGTAACAACCGTATTCGCCGCAAAGTCAAACGGGAAGTCTGACACGTAGCCCTCAAACACGAACCACGTCCGATCCGTTGGCAGCACAAAGTCGCCGTTGCTGTCAATGGTTGGCTCGCTAATGCCATCAGCCCAGCCGATAGCCCACTGTAGCATAGGCGACGGGTCGCTCTCGCTCAACTGGTGCAAGCGGACGTGTGACTCGTTAGCGGGGTCAGCATTCAGACCTAGCGTAGCCTGCCCAGGCGTACGCAAACCCGGCTTATAGCTGCGAGTGGTCGCAGATAAACAGGTGTCTTCGATCTGGTCGGCAGGATTACCGCCGGGACTAAAAGTGGTTGCGCAATCAATCTCACGCACGCCAGCACCGCTACTATTAAGCGCCGGATCAATGAAGTAAATCTGTGTACCTTGTGTTAAAACAGACATGGCTGCCTCCCGTCGTTGTTAAAGTTACTGCCTATTGACTATCCAGTCTACATCAAAACTAGACCTGTATTTCTTGGTTTCTGGATCGCGTACCTCGCCACGCCAGCCGGTAATATAAGCCACCGGCTCAATGGCATCACGCAGCGATAATACAGCATTCCTAGCGTCATTTGCACTGTTCGCGTATACGTCTATTTGAATCGAATATCGGTCAACGTCTGGCACGTTTCCGAGGTAATTATCCGGCGACCCGCCTATGGTCTGCCATACCGCGTACGGCGCGGCGACGTTCTGAGGAGCCTCGCCAAACAGGAACAGTCGAACAGGGTTAGTGCCAAGCTCCGCCTGAACGTACTCGGATGCTGCGCACACTGCAAAAATAGGCGGATAGCTCATTTGCTGACCTTCTTAGCTGCACGCCGTAGCGCCCTGTCAAGTGCCTTATCATACTCTTTAACAAACGTGTCTACCACATCGCCGCCCGATGATTCCAGCGCAGGACGCATAAACGGATGCGCTGCCATTTTCTCGGTGCCAAACTCTACAAAACGCCAGTGGAACGTATCGCCGCCGGGGTTACCTTTCGCATTCTTGCCGGTCTTTATCTCGCCCTGTTTCGAGTAATCGCGAGCACCGCCCAGCACGCCAACCCTGAACGCCAGGTCATCGCCGCCGGATTGCTTGTTTACCCTGCCATTCCATCGCTCAACGATATTTTTCGCGATGCTCTCGCGTGAATCCGCATCGTCTATGCTTTGAGCGCCGTCGATAGCCTTATTGCGAACAACGCGAGCAGCCGCCCGCAATGCCGCCCTCCCGCCTTTTTTCTGCATGTCGATGCCGATGGTTTGCAGCTTTGACCGCAGCGCCTCAAGCCCGTCTATGCGGCTCTCTACAGTGATGCTCATCAGATACGACAGCACACGAATGTAGTAATGCCTTCCCGTCCTATATCAGTTTCCATCGTATTAACCTCATAAACGGCAAACCCGTTGCGACTGCACCAATTAATAAAACCCCGCACAGTCCAGTACCAGATGTGCTCCCCAGGCTTAAAGTGCTTACTCGCTAAACAGTCTGTCTGATTTTGATACGTTGGCATGCTAACAAAAAGCCACTTCTTGACGGTGTCGAGAAATTTCTCAGGCTCGTGGATATGCTCAAGGCTATCCCAGCATGTTACTGCATCGGCACCGGATTCATACGGGTCAAGATAGCGATCACCGAGCCACGCAACGGCCTCAGGATTAACGTCGTACCCACGCGAGCCGCTATCGGTCACGAACCGCCCGCCGCCGATGCCAATATCAACAACGTCGCCGTCAAAGTATTTCCGCACCAGATCAACCCGCGCCGCCGTCAATAGCTCGCCCATTTCCGTCGCGTCCATGTCCTGATACTTGGCAAAATATGAACCTGTGTAATCCATTGGCGGCCTAGGATGGTACCCCATGCCAAGCTGATCAGACCAAAGCAGGCAATCCGTCAGCCCAGGCGGTAAGTTTCTGTTCATAATTCGCGATCGCCTTATTGCAGCCATGCTGCTTTTGTGTACACCTACAAAAATTATCAGGAACGAAAAAAGTCATTTTTGACAAATCCATTTCCCTTGATGTTATCAGATCAGGCGAATTAAACCCGCCCTGCCCACCACAAACAATAAGCGCCGGGACTTTTGCCGATATACAAGCGGGAACTATCCAGCCTATCCCACCGATCACGGCTTTTGCCCCAGCAATAAGCGCCAGCAACTGCTCCGTGGATAACTCCCCCGCATGGTAGGTTATATCAGCGGGCGGGGCATTACCTACAATCCATTCCTTGCCCTGCTCAAGATCGGCAACAGAGACAACAGTATATCCACGACTGCGCATTTCTATGGCAGCTTGCTCGATGTATTCCGGCAGCGGGTTTCTTGTATCAGCACGCCATTCCTCGCGAACTGTAACCGGTCTGACAACAACGTAATCCCCAGCAACAACCGGCGCGGACAAAGGCGGCAAGTCAAAACCGCCGGGATTAATCCCAAAAAAAGCCCTCATGTCACGTATGATCCCGCGCCTGCTATACGATACCCGTATGGGCTT